ACTTGCTGGGTAGCTTGAGGAGCAGCGGCAGGAGGTGCTAGTAACGGTCTCTGTGGGACAGACGGGCCTCTTACCCCTACCGTTGCCTGTAATTCAACATTCTTTTGTTCTAAAGTAGCAACGTCAGCAGGGCTTGCCATTTGCGCCCAGTTCATTGCTTGTGCTACTTGCTCAGGACTCAATGACGTATATGCAATACCAGGGAAGTAAACCCTAGCATATACCTTTGCAGCAGGAGGTAGTGGAGATGACTCCGCATTGAATTCCGTAACCTTTGCGCCAGTCTCAGGATTAAGACCAAAAACCGTATCGCCGACGGCCCTAAATTCAAGATTTTGTGGCCCTTGATAAAGAACCTTGACCGTCCCATCAGGGTTAATAGCGACAACTCTATTGCCAATTTTTTCGTACTTAGGCTCATTGGTTTTGGTTTCTATTTCCGCCGCCTTCATAACTTTTTCGTATAAGGCTGGATCTAATGCCGCACGAAGTGCAGATGCCGCTTGCGGGTTAATTGCTCGCGTAATTTTCCCAGGCATACGCGCCTCTGGCATGACGTTACCCTCTTCGTCCATTGGAACCGGAAGAGGAATCTGCGCCCCAGGTGTTTCGGTGGTTTGAACAAGTTTAGGCAACTGTTCCCTTGCTATTTCCATTGCCTTTTGTTTGCGAGCCATCTCAGCAAATTGCAAGCCCATCATCTTGTCCTGGATTGCCTGCTGGGTAGCACCACGGTAGGCTTGCTGGCCTGCCTGTAGACCCTGAGCTACAAGTTCTCCCGTCGTTCTGCGTACAGGGCTTCTTCCTGACCCAGCCAATAGACTAAGACCAAGGTTTAGCACCCCTTGGCCTTGCGCTTCTTGTTTGAGCTTCTCTTGTTCTTCAGGGCTTAGTAAGCCACCGATGTAGGAAGGCATCTGACCAAACACACCACCAAGGAAGTTACTAGTTGACACTGTTATCTCCCAAACAGTCCGGCAAGACCACCTAACGCTGCGCCAGCAACAGGCCCCAACGGAGTAACCGAAGCACCTAGCTTAGACCCAACAAGAGCACCGCCTAACGCACCTGCAAGCGGGTTAGAGTAAGTTGGCTGAATGGTCTGCTGTCCCATAGGTGCACCATACGCAGCAGACAAGAAGGACTGAAGATTAGAGTAAGGTTGCTGCTGTTGGAAGTTAAAACGCTGTATCGCATCAGCCAGAGCCGCTTGTTGGTAACCCTCCGTAGCCTGACCGACTTGTGCAAGCTGTCCAATATCCGAGTAGTCCTGTGCGGCCAATCCTGGAGCAATACCAAGGGCTTGTTGTTGTCTACCCCTCTCAGCCTCGTAACTCTGATAACCAAGTTGACCTGCTTGTGCTGCCATCGCATTTGCGAGTGCACCTTGTGCGCGTTGCTCTTGGCTCATAAGTGCTTCGTTAGTCCCGTAGCGACCTGAAGCAGAGGCCTTAGAACGCATCTGGTTGATTGCGTCCTGATAAGCCGTTGTAGCCGCATCGAATCCAGGCTTTAGTGCGGCCTGCATGTACGGATTGCCGCCTAAAAAGTTACCCGTTAAGGTTTGCGAGGCTAACTGCTGGGCTTGCGGAGTAAGGATATTTCCTTGCATAGCCCTGTTTTGCATCGCAGACAGAGCAGCCTGCGTTTGTTGGCTTGGGCCTACATAAGTCTGCCCCTGATAGAACTCAGGCCCGCCACCCGAATAAAGACGCTGCGCTTCACTTAGTCCGTACTGGACGTAAGGGCGCATCGTCGGATCAAGTTCTGTCCTGGTTACTGTGTTTGTAGATCCGCCTGACATATCAAACCTCTCTCACCCACTTACGGGGTCGAAAACCTAACGCTTTAGCCTTGCGATCCCAGCCTTTACGCCACGAATCAAAGCTGATAGTCCTTGCGCCACCTTCTCGCGCAACCAAGAGAACATGATCCAAACCTGCATCAAAATCTCCCTTGCCATAAGCGCACCAAATATGCAAATTATCGCCGATAGGCTGAAGAACAACAAACCCGCAAGGATAACTGTCCTCAAAGTACATCCAAAGAAGTGATCGTCCCGCAAAACAGTCCGAGTAAATGTCCTCAGGTATCCACGCCTCTGGGCTTTTCTTGAGGATGGTCTCCAGCCCCGCCCTAATAAACGGCCAAATTTTTCTGAGTTCGTCTGGCTTGATGTATCTTGCATTCATCCAACCACCACATATCCATAGGTCATGTCAGACGTTGAATTCGGGTAATGCGTCACAGTTGCAGATCCATTTGTCACGCTGGAAACGTAAACAAGAGGGCCGTCTGATATGTGCTGCATAGTCAGAATAACTGAAGGCGTAGCCGGTCTCGTCGGGCTTGATTGAGTACCTATGTACTCAAGCCTAACCTGAGTGCTTGTTGCTGCCCAGATAAGCTCAACGTAATCATTGGCAGCAAGATCAACAAATAGATTCAACGCCGCAATCAAATGCCCGTCTATCCCACCGTGAGAATTAGGAATCGAGAACTGCGAATTAGAGTTTGCTAGATCTGTACCGTTTTTTCTCAACCACAAATCAGCGTCCTGGATCTGCGTGTCAGCGTTTGCAAACTGCACAGAAAACTGGAGGTTGTACTTTCCCGCCGCCCTAACATTGATTCGGCTTGAGTTAGAAAGATAGACGTTGTTCGTTAAATCAGTATTAGAGAATGTGACTGCATAGGATGCTGTTGTGCTCGCAGCCGTTTGGTCGTTAACGTCAAAAAACGAGCCGTATGGCAATCCACTTACATAGGCAGCAGCAGAGTAGGGTATGAGAATGATCTTGCTCTCTACCCCTATTCTCGCGTCTGTAATCGTTGTTGTGGTGGCGCTTCCTGTGTTGAGCGTTACCGTTCCGGTGTTGTTGGTCTTACCGTCCATGATGCCACGGACAATCTCAGCAACGGCTCTCTGATCGCCACCAAACGGAGGAAGCGTCCTGAAGATCATCGCATACCCTGCGGAACGATAGTTACATCTAAACCAACCGCAGACGACCAAACGCCAGAAGGTATTGCTTTAATCCGATGATAAGTTCCCGCTGAACGTAATCCGATGCGGTTATCGTCATTGCTCGTGTAAGTAGAACCCGTAAAGTCTGTCTGTTGGTTTAGCCTGCGTCTTGAATTGACCTGTACAGAACAAGTTCCTCCGTCAATGACAGGTCGAATCAATGTCATCACTGAAGGCATGTCGTTCAGAGATAGATCCGGTGTAACGATGTTCGCGGTTAGGTTAGACCCAGAAAAGGCAATGATCTTTGTGCCTAACGTACCTGTTAGCAATGTCGAAGTAACCGTATAACCAAAGGAATCGAGGCTTGCGGGTAGAGAATCAAGGCCACCAAATGCGTCTAGTTGCTCTAAGGTAAGGCCAGAGGACGAAGTTGTTGTGATCGCTGTAGACGAAGCAATAGTATCTGCGTTGATCTCAGCGTACGACCACTTAGATAAGTTAAAGTTGTAGATCAAGAGCGCAGTCGTTTGGTCTACGGTCTTAAAACACCATATAACAAGGTTCTTAAGCGGGTCTACAGCGGCAGACATCGTGGATAACTGCGAGATGTCCACGTTATTAAAAAACCATCTATCTACCTTCTCCACCGAAATAGACTTAACTTCCTGGCCGTTCGTGACATAAAACCCGTCGTCAGACAAAAAGAAGCTCGACCCAGCGTACTGAATGACTGAGTTGGGCTCCATACAACCCAAACCCCTAGAGATCGTGTCGAACTGGAATACAAGCGGGCTTCCAACGTAGGACATACGGACAACCGCACGATCCATAAACACGATGCCGTACTCACCGCCCGTCAGACCCTTAACGTGCCCACCGTCTGGTATGTCCTGATAGTCCGCTTGCGTTGTTGCGGCAGGAGTCCAACTTGTCTCGTCTCCTAACGCGCACCACTCCACGCGATTGGGGTAGACCGTTGAACCGTTGTTAAAGCCTGCGACAACAAAGTCCCTTACCGTTGTGACATACCTAGACTTAGGTGCAGCAGCACCAAGGTCTGCAAATAGGGTAGACGAACCCATGAGATAACCTTGAAGCCTGTCGCCTCCGTTGGCTGCGATCACTCGATTGCCAAACTGAGTAAAACGCCACTTTTGATCTGATGGTGTTGTATATCCACCAGACTTAGAGACATCCGTAAGGTTTAGGTTCGTGCCTAGCTTAAAGAGTTTTGTATCACCGCCAGCAAAGACCGTTACCGCCTCGTCAGGAGCAGCCGCAGCAGCAACCGAATTAAGCGTTTCTGAAGCCGCATTGCTCCACTCACTAGGCGAAGATAAAGGGCCATAACCTACCTGTTGGGGTATGACGTTCTTGGCATCAACCAGAGC